CCCAGTCGGCTGGTCGGATTTTTCCGTAGGAGTCTCCAAGCTCTGCGTCTGTGATGATGGCCACCCTTCGAGCCTGACGGTTCGTTTGAGAGGCTGTCCAGACCAGACATTTATGCTCCACCGCAAGACCTCGAAGCTCCTCTGCGATACGCTGTTGAGCCTGATACTCAGACTCGATCAGGCGGTTCGGACGCAGGAGTTCCAGATAGTCCACGATGATCAGATCAGGTACAAAGTCCTTGTGAAGTCGCAGTTGCACCAGGAGGGCTCGAAGCTGGTTGACGTTAGAGGCACCCGTTGGGAACTCCTTGATGATCAACCTGCCGTTAGTCTTGGTCTTAACCTCCTTGAGACGATCCTTGAGCTTCAACTGTGCATGTGGCTTCTTCAGATCAGCGTTGCGAATCTCGGTAAGAACGGAGTCGAATCGACCTGCGATCTTATCCTGGCTCATCTCCAACGAGACATACAAGACGTTTTTACCTTCGTAGATGGCATGAGCGCCCTGGTTGACGAGGTACAATGACTTGCCAACACCTGGAGGTGCAACAACAATTGCAAGCTCCTTAGCTGCCAAACCACCTTCAAGGTGTCTATCATGCGTAGTGAATACCGTAGAAATTTTTCGCTCGTTGTTTTCCTGGTAGGACCGGAGTAGGCGAGCTTGGACTTCTTCGAAGTAGTCCTGGCCAACATCTACGTTGCGGTTTACGAGGAGCGCGTGCTTTACAAGCTCTTCAACCTCAGCAATGTCACCCTCTTCGTTAAGGATAACCATCGCCTTGCGAACAGCACCATCCATAGCCTTTTGGCGAGCGAACTCTTCAACAGTATCAAGGAGGAACTCACGGTCTCCAAGACACGACTTATCGATCGTGTTGATCTCCGCTAGAGTGTTCTCATAATCGATGCCCGTATCAGCAGCCCCAGACACACTTGCGTTGATGAAGTCGGGCAAGACACCATCAGAAGGTAGCTTGCGATACTTATCGTAGTAGTTACGAACGCCTAAGAATACATTCTTGTAGGCAGGGAAGTCGAAGTAATCCGGCTTCAAAAGTGGCACAATCTCAGAGAAGAACTCAATGTCCTTCTTGAGTAGATACAGACAACCCCGCTTGGTGTTGTCGCTAATGTGGTAGGGCATATTTTATGATAGGTTCAGGGTTCACTATTTACGAGGCTTTTTTCCGATAGTACCGTCCTTGGTCAGAGAACGATTCATATCCTTAAGATTTTGAGATACTTGGGCTTGGTCATCTTTGGTTCTTCGCTTAACCATCCCTTGCTTCTCTAGTACTTTCATGTTAGGTACAACTTTTTTGTAGTGTTGGTGGCCCGATTTAACTCTCTCTTTTGTTGAATCTATGGATTCATTGTAGAAAGTTTGAGCCTGTTTCTTATCCATACCCTGGCGAGCATAACGCATACGTTCCTTCAAGGCATGGTAAGAGTTCCTACCGTGTTTAATGGTGGGGGCATCGTCAACCAATCGATCAGCTACATCGCCGCAGTTGTTGCACTTTACCATATCGGGTGGCATGTCGCCATACTTAACTTCCTCAAAAACCTCATAATCTCTAGGATCATCCCAATCAGGAAGAGCATCAATCTCCTCCTGACTCAGGCTACTAACTAAAACTTGCTCAGTGAAAACATCGTCCACTAAGGGAATGTGACGCAATTCTTCTGTGTCACATTCCGTGCAGTAATAATTGTAGTAGGGCATTAGGCTCCACACTCCCCACCAATCTTGCAGGCTTCAACCGCCATTTCAGTTTCGGCCTGTTCAGCAGCAATAAGCTCCTTGGCCTTGGCGATGTTCTCATCAGTCGGAGACAGAGCTTCTAACGGCTCCATACCCTTTGATCCT